CGTAGCTCTTTGTCTAACAATATACTAGGTACCATATTCATTTTTAAATTTTATAATACCTTTTCGTAAAATCCAGTTATGTAGACGTAGTTCTGAATATAATTAAGTTAGGTAATCTGTATAGTTTTATTTTTTTGCCTTGAGGTTCTTGAACTGTTACAGACACAGTATTTCCAGAAATAATAGGACCGCTTATTATTTTCCCCCCAACTTGCCTAATGTGTTTAATGACACCCGTTTCAGCGTCAAATGATTTTATCGTATGGTCGTTATGTATGTCAACTGTTACGTTGTTAGCCATAGAAGTATTTATTACTTCTTAGCTGAACACTTCTTTGTTAACGTGTCGACTGCTAAAGTTAACTTATCGAATTTTTCATTAAAAGTTTCGACAGTACTATTAAGAAAGTTAACTGTATTCTGAGCAGTAACTAAATTGTTTTCTACACTCTGTAACTTGAGATCTTTTTCGTCAAGTTGTTTATACAGATCATTAATCTTCCGAACCTCTGTTTCATTCATACTATAATTTATTGCCTTGGTGATCCTAATCCAGGTGTTGGTGATTGATTTTTATTAGTAGCGGCAGACTTAGCTTTGTTTTGTTCTTGTATTTCCTTAGATAGGGTAGTTACCTGCAATACTGTTTCTACAGGTGTCATATTGAATAAAAAATCGCTTAAAGACATATGAAGTTTAGATATACAAATATATTCATAATAGTATATGTTATTTAGATTTTCGGTATATAGAGATTTTAACAATTGAAAGTTTTTAGTGGAATCAAAAGAAAAATAAAAGTCTGCTTTTTCACCTTCTTCATAATAGTATGAAAATAATTTTATTTCTTTATATATCTCTGATTTTTTTATCTCTTTGAATGTATCCTTTGAAAGAGAAGCGGGTAATAATGATAATATTTCGTCTTTTTCTTTTTCCGATAAATTACCAAACATAACCTTTTCATTGCTCACTTCAATTGAATGAATTTTATTAAAAATAATATCTCTATTACTGATAATGTTTGGGTAACCTATCTCTACTTTTATATCCTTTTGACAATTTATGGTTCTAGTATTAGGTGAAAAATTTTCTATTATTGTTTTAGACATATCACCTATGTTTAAAGTGTTTTTTATTTTCGAAGGCGTTTCAATCTCTAATACATTGTTTATACAAACCATTCTTATAGCTATTAATATTAAGAATTTGTCTATATAGTTTAAACTCTCATCAGTTTCACAAAGATCGTTTATTAATAATTCAAAATATTTACAAAGATTATCGTCATCATTATTTTGTACATATTTTAGTATGTTTTTGTAATGGATATTTTTTAATTCTTTACAGTATACTTCCCTAGAGTTTGTGATCATTATAGGAAACTTATAATTGTTAATATCCACGTAAAGACTTAAGATTGGAATGGCGATATTCTACTGAAATGGCGATATTTTAGGTATCAAGCTTTTGAAACCATTCTTGTTGATCTTATTAATAATATCAGGTAACGGTAAATATAAATTATTCTCAACACAATAATTTGAAAACGCCCATGTCGTGTTAGCTATTTCTAAAGATTCTTGATCGTAGGTTAAGTTCGTATTAGCTACAGAAACAGGCATACAATTATAAAAGGTCCATATTTTTCTTGGTATCTGAGATAGCTCTTGATATGTTCTTGTAAACTGTAATATTTTAATTGTTGTGCTAACGTTTCTTTCATCTCCAGGTGGTCTAGCTATCATACCAAAATGTTCTGCTAACATAGTCCAAGGTCTCACAACAAAGTCTACGAAACTTGTATTTGTTTCTCTAAACTGTATAGTTAAGTCTGTAAAAGGTGATCTACCGTTTGAAATAACACCCGGAATAAACCCTCTTTGTTGTTGATTGAATATTTTATCTCTACCTGTTTCTAAAATTTCTAATTGAGGTATATCAGCTCCTTGAGCAAATATACAACCAACTACTCTGTTTAAAGGATAAGATTTTAATATACTAACAGCTTGGCTTATATCGAAATTGTTATAATTGCCTTCTGTTCTTTCTAAGTTTTGTATTACAGAAGTTTGTAATAAAGCAGGGTAGCTTTCTATTAAAACCATCCATTGCGTACGCATAGGAATAGTAGTGAACCAAGATTCCATTTGAGATAAAAAAAAGTCTCTCGAACTAATTAAAGGTGTACCAGGTACAGTAAAGCCAAAAAGAGAAGTAATAGAAGGTTGAGATAAAGGATTTTTACCAGTTAGTAAACCACTTACATTATCTCCGAGACCTCTTATTAATTCTGAGAAAGGATTGTTCACTGTTATTATTTAAGTTTGTTGTATATTGTTAGCGTCCCGTTGAAAAAGTTTTTCCTTGATTTATATTTTTTATGTAATGACATCCATACCCATTGAGCTTCTTCACTTGCATCATAATAATGAGTTTTTAGTTTACCTAAATCTTTTATAGCATATTCATAAAGAACTTTTCCAAAACCATTACCTCTATATGTGTCATTTACATGAGCAGAAACAACGAAGTATTTTTCTTGAGTCATATCTATCTCTAGATTTCCTATTTCTGTATCTCTGTATTTGTTGATGCGATGAAGAATAAAATTTACGTTTTCACGTCGATCGTTTTTAGTGACCCTTACTTTAGGTTTGGTTTTAAACTTCACAAAAGAAATTAACCAAAAATGGTTATAAATCAATTACGTTGAAAGTAATGATAAGCCATAGTTGCTCCAAAGGTAACTTGAGTTCCTGTACCAGCTGATATATTGTATTCTATAGCACCAACGTTTCTTACAGAAGCACCAACTAATTTATAACCTGCTACTTCATCTAACTGAGTGTCTAACTGTACTAAATTAATACTTGCAGATGCTCGAGGTGTGAAATAATTACCCGTACTTGTTGCATCATCAAATATGTCTCGAGACATATCTTCGAACTTTTGTCTTATTTGCGAATTTTGATCACAATAAAATTGTAATGAGTAACCCTGACTATCAGGATATGTTGCATTACCGGGTAAGTTAAAATTCAGGCCCATATAAGGCACTGGTACGTTTGTTATTTCTCTTGCTGGTAATGACCCAGCTGTACAATATACTAAATCATCTTCATCGAATGTTTGTGAACTTGCACCGCCTGAGTCTATTGATAACACTCTAAACTGAAAATCTCTTGCAAAATCTCTTTCAGTTGCTACTCTGTAAAAATCAGAAATCGTTTGCTGTACATCTGGCATAATAGTATTTAATCTAAACAAACAAAAACCCCGAAAAAATCGGGGTTTGTTTATACTAAGGCAAGTTTCGCCAGCTGTAAAGGTTATTACCCAACAATTTCGCTAAAGTCTTGACCTGTTCTTGTAGCATAAAAGTTAACCAAGATAAACTCTGCTGCTCTAACTGGTTTCAAATAAATGTCAACAACTAACTCGTTAGCATCTATAACCTCTGGTGTATTATTACGCTCATCACAAATAACAAGGTAATCATAAACACCTTCATTGTTCTTAGCATCTTCCAAAATAGGATTGATAACATTAAGAACATTTGTTCTTGTAAACAACGTATTTGGTTCAAATACAAAGTACTTAACAACCTCTCTAACACGTTTTTCGAGATATAAGAACAATCTTCTTACATTAACTCTATCAAACGCACTTGGTTTGCTTTGTAATGTCTTCTGTCCGTAAAGTACAAAGCCTTCACTTGGAAAGAACGCTACCGGGTTAATGTTAGCCTGATCGTATAACGAATCACGCTGTTTTTGATTCGGGTAAATCGCAACATCATTTACAGTGTCTAAAAGACCTCTTGTAAATCCTGCTGGTGCGTACCACGGTGCAAAGTTTGCATCGGTTTGTGCATACTTAGCTGCTACAACACCTGACATCGGTATCCAAACCTGACCTGATACTGTGTTATCATAAACTTGAGCCCATGTTGCATAAGCTGCTGCATAGTTAGTATTAATAATCGAATACGTTTGCTTAATTGGGTTCAATATATTAAGTGGGAATGTTTGACCAGATATATTAATCTGTTTAGTATTTTCACCTAACACAAAAATCTGTCTAATTGGATCAGAAATATAAATGAAATCCTTTCTTGTATTCTGAGCGAATGTAATAAACTTACTTTCAACTGTATTCCAATCAGATCTAACATTTAATGCTTCTGTTCCAAGATTTGGTCCAGTAGCTGATAACTCATGTAATCCTGTTAAGTTATCTCTGTCGTCAAAGAATTTAGCTGTTTTATTTGCAGCTACTGTTGTGTTATTAACTGTGGTGTTAATTGTACCTAAACCAGCTTCTGGGATAATGTCAATATCAAATATGTCAATATTAGCTAATCTATCAAATACTCGATCTAACTTACCAGGTATGTTACCAACTGTAACTGTTGTACCGCCTTCAGAAGTACCACGAGTATTGGTTTTATATGATGCTGCTGGAATCATTGATTGTGTTCCAAAGCCGCTATAATAACCACTTACATCGCTGTCATCTTTACTTGCAACTCCAGTCGCAACAGTTATACCGGTCGTCGCTTCAGTTGCATCTGAGATTGCTTGCACTTGACCACTATTCAAACCAACAATTGCTTTGTATTGAGATAAGTTTCCGGTATCACCATCTTCACCAGAGTCATATGTACGATTAATCAAACCATCATTTACAATTCTTATCTTTCTGTTTGGTTCACCGTCATCACTAAGCGTTGTACCCGAATACTTACCAGAAATATAAGGGTTAATTTTCATTGCTGTATTAACACTCTTATTTGAGAATTTTTGAGGTAAGTAATAACTAATTGGCTGACCACCCTGTTCACTATTGATTTGTCTGTAGTAATCAATACTACCAAAATAACCTTCTTCTAAAAAGAAGTCTAACTTAGTAACTTCAGGTG